TGTTCGCCTTCGGCGTCTGGAACCGGTTTCTGCGGGACTGGACCGATGGCGACTATTTCGTCTACCTGTGCGACGATACCGAGCTTGACCCCGGGTGCATCGAGGCCGCCGTGACGCGGATTGCCGAAGCGGGCGCTGGGACCGATGCCGTGCTTGGGTTCATCCAGCGCAACATACACGGGAAAGCCGGGACCTGCGCATCAGCCATGGGCATGGTGGGCCGCCAGTTCGCGGAGCGGTTCCCGGAACGGCGCGTGTTCTGCCCGGATTACAGCCGGTTTCATGCCGACAGCGAGCTGGGCCGCTACGCGCGGCTCGTGGGGCGGTTCTACCACGCCCCGGGCGCTGTGCTCGACCATTTCCACCCGGCCCACTACAAGAGCGAGATGGACGCGACGCACACCCTTGTCCGGGACCCGGCCAAGGTATCGAAGGACAACGAGGTATGGGCTGCCCGCGAGCGGCTCGGGTTCATCTGGGGGAAGACCTTTGACCGGATCGGAGGGAACCATGCAAATTGAGGTCATTTGGAGGATCATCGGGATCTTTGCCGCGCTGATCGGCATCGCGTCGAGCGTCGGCGCGCCGGTTATCATCCTGTACGTCCTGAAAAACGACCTGAAGTGGATCAAGGAGTCCACACTGAAGCTGGAGACCGCCCTGTTCGGCGCCCGCGGCGTGCACGAGACCATCACGAATCACGAGGTGCGGATTGTCCGGCTGGAGGACTTCCGTATCGGGCACGACCGGTAATGCCGCTGCCCCACAAAGGCGCGCCCAGGCTCCCGAAAGAGGTCACGCAGGCCCACCGGGAACTGGTCGCGATCTACAAGGCTGCCGCCCGGCGCATCGAGCGCCAGTTGCACGCGGCGGCCTTGACGGACTTCCAGAGCTTCCGCATGGGGGAGCAGTTGCGCCAGATCCAGGCGACCATCGCCGCGCTCGACGCGGTGGCCGCGTCCTACGCGAAAAAGCTCGCGGACCCGTCCTATCAGCTTGGGGCGGACCTGTCTACTGCCGCCATTTCTAAGGCGGGCGTCGCGGCTACCATGGGCAACCTCGTGGCGACCGACGCCGTGAGCGCCGTGGCCGACCAGATGGCCATGGACCTGCTGAGCGCCAACCGCAGCATGGAACAGCAGTCGCGCCGGATCCTGCGGGCAACGCAGCAGAAGCTTATCTCGGAACGCCAGATAAACGAGGCCATCTCGCGCGGGCTGGTCGAAGGCGAGACGCGCAGACAGGTATCGGACCGGCTGTTGCGTATGCTGCGCAAGGAGGCGGGCGAGGGCGTGTCCGTCGTCATCAACGGGCGCCGGTATGACCCTGGCTACTACGCGGAACTGGTGGCCCGGACCCGCACACGCGAGGCCGTGACCGAAGGGGCGATCCGTACCGGACTGGCCTACGGTGTGGAACTGTTCCAGGTGAGCGTACACGCCAACCCATGCCAGGAGGTGTGCGCGGCGCTGCAAGGCAAAGTGTTCTCTGTTACCGAGGGTACCGGGTTTCCGATGCTCCAGCGGCGGCCCCCGTACCATCCAAATTGCAAACACGTGCTTACCGCGTGGATCCCCGAGAGCGACGAGGAAGAAGAGCGGTTGCGCCGGTTCAGCCGGAGCAAGGTTTCCACGGACAGTTACGAGGCGTTTATGGCTGAGATTTCGCCCGCCGCTTGACCCCCGCCTGTACACTTTCCCTTACTACCCGCATGATTTCCGCCTACGCGAAAGACCGCATTTCATGGTTCCGGGCCACTGGCAAAGACCAGTGGGGAACCGTCACACATGCGGAGACAGACATCGATGTTCGCGTTGAATGGTCGAATCGCTGGGTCGTTGGCCGCGATGGTGTGGATGTCTTGTCTGTCGGCATGCTCCGCATGAATGAAGCGCCGGGCTATGACGACTACTTCGTGATCGGCGACATTCGATGCACGCCCGTGCGCGTCCAGGAGATCAAAGCCTACCGGAACGTCGTGTACTACCGGGTGGACCTGCGATGAGCGAGCGCAACCTGATAGACGGACTCAAAGCGGCGCTTGCGGCATCGGAACGCGCGGGCCAGGTCGCTGTTGCCCGGGCCGGGCTCCGACTCATGAACGACGCGATCATGGAGATCAACACGGTCCCCCTCGACGAGGGCACGCTGCGCGGATCGGCCTCACTCCATGTAAACGGAAAGCTTGAGGCCACCTCGCCAAACATTGGCGGCGAGCCAACGCCGAACACGGACAGCATCCCCGGCCCGCCGAATGGCATCGCGGAGGCCGTCATTGGGTTCAACACGCCCTATGCCGCCTACCAGCATGAGGGCGCTCGCGCGGACGGAACCCACATTGTGAGGAACTACACCGAACCGAGCAGTGGGCCAAAGTTCCTTGAATCGAAACGAATCAGAAACCGCGAACGCTACCTGAAGATCATGTCGCGCGAGTTCCAGAAGGAGATCGAGCGCCATGATTAAGCATTTCATCCTCTGGCTCGCGGACGTGTCTGGCTTGGAAGTGGGCGCCGACCTGTTCCTCGACAGGTTCCCGCAGGACGCACCCGATAACGCCGTGCTCGTGGCGGAACGCATTTCCGCGAGCGTGGACCCTTACAACGCCACCCGGCGCGATCACCGCATTCAGATCGTTGTGCGAGGCCAGAGCATGATCGCCGCCCGGAGCGACGCCGAGGCCGTGTTCAACCACGTGGTCAACCTTCGCAACCTCAGCCTGGCGGACTACGCCACCACCGGCGAGGGGCTGTTTTCCATTTACGTAAGCACCGATTGCCAGGCTCCCGCCTACATCGGCCAGGACGAGAAGAAGCGCTTCATCTACAGCGGCAACGTGACCCTGAAGGTCAAGGAGGAGAACTGACATGGGACGATTCCCGGGACGTGAAATCGGGCCGGTCGCCATCTGGATTGGCGACACCACTTCAACTGCCGCACAGGTCGGCGATACCAAGGGGCCGGTGACGCTCCAGTTCGAGGAGTCTGCCGCCCGGTCCACGCTGAACAAGAGCGGCACGACGGCGCGGTCGAAGGTCATCACCGGCGTGACGTGCCTCGCGTCGGGCGCGCTCGGCGAGGCCACCATCGAGGCCATTGCGACCATCACCGGACAGGCCGCCGACAGCGGCAACACGCGGCTCGCGCTCGGATCGCGCGTCGGCACCGACCTGCGCGAGAACGCCAAGGTCGTCATTCTCAAGCCCATGGTGGGCGAGACCGTGAGCTCGGATGCGGGCGAGTGGTACGTCATTCCGGCAGGCACGATCATGGCGAAGATCAATCAGGAGCATGCGGTCGAGAGCGACGGTCTGCTGTGGACCTTCGAGATCGAAGGCCACCCGGTCACGGCGGACGAGATCGCCAGCGGCGGCCGCCTCGCTGCCGACGGCTTCGCTGTCGGCGACGTCCTGGTCCTCGGCGACTAACCCACAGGCATGCGGGTGCCGGTCGGTCCGGCACCCGCTCAACCAAAGGAGCACACCGTGCCCAAGTACGTTCCCACACAGAAGCTTCGCGACGCGCTCGCGGAGCCTATCGAGTTTGAGTTTGGCGGGCAGGAGTTCGCTATTCAGCGGGTATCCGTCCGGCTGCTGGACGGTATTGCGAAAGCCAGCAAGGCCGCAGAGCGCAACGAAACCACGGTCATCGACCAGTTCTTCGAGGAAATTTTCCGCGAGATCGGCCAAAGCGCCGCCCTTGAAGCGCTCCAGCCCATCGACATGCGCGAGGCCGTGCCGCTGATGAAGTGGCTTGGCGACCAATTCAACGAGATGTTCGGCGAGCAGGAAAAAAACTCGCTCGCATCGCCGGAATCATCGCCGGAGGATTCCCCGGCATGTTCCGCTACGCCGACGTCGGTGACCTGACGGTCGCCGAGGCCCGGCATCTGTGCGACGAGGCGCGGCGCATCGAGGCCCGCAGACAATTGATGGCGATGGAGGCGGCAGTGTGCGCCATGGCCGACCGGGACGGATACGCGGCCATGCGCAAACCCTACGAGCAGGCGCTCGGAGCGGACTACGAGAAGGCGGAACGGGAAGCGAAGGAAGCGGAGTGGGCGCGCAACCGCGCGGCGCTGAAGGCGACCTTGCCAAGGCGAAAACGGAAGGAGTAGTCGATGGCGTTTGACACTGGCGCGCTGGTCGGTCGTCTACGGCTCGACATGTCCGGATGGACCGGCAACGTCCGCACCGCCATAGCCGATGCCAGCCGCGTGAACGCCGGGCTGGGCAGCCTCGCCACCGGGTCGCGCGGCGTCACCGCTGCGCTCGCAACTACTACCGCCGGTCTGGGTTCGTTGTCGTCGCGCTTGCAGGCCAACATCGGGCCGTTGCGGTCCGTCGTCGGGCTTTTGGGCGGCCTCAGCGCGGGAATGCTTGGCCGGTCGTTCATTCAGGCGGCAGCCGAATCCGAGCAGTTCCGGATCGTGTTCGAGAAGACGCTTGGCTCCGTGGAAGAGGGCAATAAGGCATTCGAGTCCAACACGGAATACGCCAAGCGGGTCGCTCACGAGTTCCGTGATGTGATGGGCGCTTCTGTCGCACTGTCGTCCGTGCTGAAGGGCGGGCGCGAGCAGATGCAGGCTTGGCTGCCTATCTGGGGCGACATCGCGGCCTACGCGCAGAACCTCGGCGTGTCCGCGCAAGAGACAACGGGGCAGCTTGTACGGATGCTAGCGGCCGGCGCGGCCAGCGCGGACCTGTTCCGCGAGAAAGGCGTCACCGCGATGCTCGGGTTTACGCCGGGGCAGCAGTATTCACCAAAAGAGACAGCCAAGATGCTCATTGATGCGA